CCAGCCTCCCCCATTCAATTGAGAAGGAGGGTTATTTGGACTATAGACGCGTTGTCCCATTTCAGTCAGGTAACGAGAAGTATTCAAATCGCCGCTACCATTAATTGTTATCCTACCTGTTTCAACGGTATTGGTTGAGTTAACAGTACGAAGTACAAACCCGCCGTCGCCAGTACCTTTGTTACAGATGAAAGCGCCTTCACCGCCGCCGTTGGTTTCGTTCCATAGCATATACATACCTTGACTGTTTTCAGGCATAGTATGGTTATTCACGAAAACGCCAGGTGATTTAATCCCCTGACTTCCCACGGATCCCCCCGCTGCAGGAAACGCCCCTACATCTGCCGCGCTAAGGCTATTTTTTAAAGCCAGGCTGCCAAGGCCAAGATTGCCTCGTGCTTTTTCCGCACTGTTGAGATCCGCAAGATTCTTTTCGGTTTGCAAATAGTGGCTATCCAGCTGAGCTTTCGAATTACTCAATAGTGCCTTCAATAAAGTTGCCTGTAGGGTAGCAATGTCACCGTTATCGACGACATCACTTCCGGATTTGTCAGCCATAAAGCTTGCGACAACAGAGGCTATGGTCGAAGCCTGACGCCATACCTTATTTAACTGTTCGCTTCTTGCAATACCCGTCTGAAAACCATTTTCTACTGCATCCAGTGCTTCAAATTCTGCCTGCGACAGCACGTTGGCACTTTCACCCGTTGCAAAGGGCTTAAAATCATTTTTTGCCATATCTATTCTCCGTTAATTTTATAGTTTACCGCGACACCGGCAGGCTTGATGGCCAGATAACCTTGCTTAATAATCTCTGAGGTAATGGTAGAAATATTTTTTGCCGTAACATAAACCGTTACCGTCATATCCTGATTATCGGTAAAGGTTATTTTTATATCCTGCTGAGGATAGATACTTTGCAGTATGCCAGGCAGGCTATCCGCCGTTCCGTCCCATCGGTTTGCGCCGATTTTAGCGCGCAGCATGGTGCGATAATCCTCATCATCAACGTTAATAATGCCCGAATCGGGTTCGTACCTGTCTTTCCAGCTTCCCAGATTAAAACCCAGCGAAGCCTTATCGAAGGTGAAAAAATAGTCTTCGACAGGCGAATTAATACGCCTGTCCCGCCCTATCCATTCGCCTAAAATATCCAGCTGGTCGCCAGTCGCGCTGTCTATATCTAATGCCGTAACGATCTCATTGAAAACAGAAATAGTTTCCTGCTGAGGCCTTGTTACAAGATCAATATGGTCAAAGAATAATGGCTTCCCGCGATGATAGTTAGTAATAAGATCGGTATATTTACTCATGACGTCACCGTGATAGTAATATTATTTACCTCACAGCTGGCGTATTGGTTGTAGCCAATGGTGATATTAGCTGACGATAATGCCGATTCGCTGCTGCCCGCCTGCAGACCAAGAATGTCATAAAACTGGCTGTCCGTACTGTCGATGCCCGTGGTCAGGTTAGCCGGGGAATACAGTCGGCTAATTAACACGCTATTACTAATACCCAGGCTATTAATATAGGCGGCCAGCGTCTTTTTTATCTTCTCTGCGATAGGGCTGGTATAACCCGTCAGCGCCTTCAGCTCCAGCGTCAGATAAATTGGCACCGCGACCGGGCGGGAAAAACTAATTGGCTGCGGTATGCCATAGCTGTCGGAAATAGTAATGGTGGTATTACCGTAGGTACCAACGCCCAAAGATTTCTTTTTACGGACCACGTCGGCGATTGCTGCCGCATCGCCACCTTTTACCACGGCCGAAATGGTATGCGCAGGCAGGCCGTTTGCGTCCGCGCTGTCGCTATCGTTCTGGTAGAGCTTGTGCTCCGTCACCCCAGCAATATTGGAAATCGCACCGTCCAGCGCATCTGAGGTCGTTAAGGCCGTCAGGGAGACGCTTTTCGCCTGCCTGGCTCGCAGTTCAACATCTGTTTCGGCTGCGCTTCCCGTCGCGGCAGCGCCGGGGTTGGTGACCGCATTCCAGCCTCGGGTAGGCGTGTTAATTTGATTCACCGACCCTGCCCCCGCTGCTATTGCCCCACTGTCTGCACAGGTGGCGGTCACGGTTACCGAGCCTGTGGTCTCAATCGTCACGGTTGCCGGAAGATTCCAGATAACGTTGTTGCTGTCTCTGACCGAGCCATTAACGATGGTGGTGCCGGTTGTTCCGGTCAGCAACAGATCGACCGTCGAGTTGGTTGCCGGTTTGCGCATGATGCCGTTGATTTTTACATTACGCGTTAGCGCATCGCCCGTTGCCGTTGAAGGAGAAAACGAGTTGTAGCAGGCAATCGCCATGTTGTTGGCGTCGTGAATGGCCAGCGCTACAATCGCTACCATCTGACCGTCTTTGCTGTCCGGCTCCAGATACGCATCCGTACCATAAATTTGCCGAAAATAGCCGGTCAGCGTGCTGAGTATTGTCTGGTAATCGGGCGCGCCGATCCCCTGGGCCGTTATCGTTGCCGATAACCCCAGCCTGTCTGCATTGAGAGCCATTATGCCTCGCTTGTAATTGTCGCCGTACCGTAAAGCGTTTCCACCGTCACGGTGAAAACAGCCTGGCGGGATGATGAAATAAAAGTAGAGCTAAAGGCGAGAATTGACTTAACGCCTTCGGTTGCCAGAATGCGCTGGCGCAGCACCAGTTCCATCGCGGCACTGTTTTGCTTACCGGTTAGCGATTGCAGCCAGGGCGTACCTTCGGTGGTATCCAGAAACCACTGTCCGTACCAAAGCTGTAAACGGGTTTTAATCGCCTGCGCCACGCATTCCGGTGAATTGATCAGAAAAGTATTGTCCCCTTTGCCAAACGCGTAATCGCCGTTTTGGTCTTCTCGTCGGTATCTCATTGTGGCCCCTTTGTATAGCTGCTTCCGCTCTGGATGCCGCCGTGGACGTGACCAAGCTGGCTAACGCCTTTTGCGACCTGATCGCCGGTTGAAGCGATCTCCCCGTTGACCTGAAGGTTGCCGTTCACCGTTAACAACGTGCTGGTGATGTTGACCTCGCCGCTTTGCCTTAGCTCGATAAAGGCCTGGCCCTCGTCCGTGCGGATTTGCAAAGCTTCCGTACTGATGTTGCTGATTTTTTCTTTCTGTGACTGCGGCCCGACCAGCGCAAACGCGTCGGAAAGGTCGTGCTGGCGCGGATCGACCGGTTCCTGCACGCCACCGTTTTGCCACCAGAAATCGATACAGCGATCGCTGAATATCACCATGCACTCATCGCCTTTTTGCACAGGGAAAGTGATAGTGCAGCCGCCGCCGCGTGGGAAAACCACGGGAACGTCAACCAGCAGCGGTAAGCTGAGTGAAACCGGCTGGTCGCTGGCGTCGCGCCTGCTGCCCTTAATGGCTGGTTGCACAACGCAGGTGACGGTGTCGGGATCGAAAGACTGAATAATGCCGGGTAAAGCGACGCGTAGCGTTGAGGACACAGAGTCCGCTAAAGCCCGATACGCCTGCGCCTCCCCGCCGATAACTGACTGGATAGAAACTGGCATAAAAACTCCAGAGCCCGCTGGGGCAGAATGTTACGAATGCGTGGTGCTTTCCAGCGGCGTCTGCTTATCGCGCACCACGCAGGTTAAGGTCATATACCAGTTTGTCCCTCTGGTATCGCCCAGATAGCTGATGCCTTTGACGATATAGACGCCGTCCGCAGAAATATCCGCAGGCAACTTGCCTTGCTCATCCCCGGCTTTATTAGCCTGATGCTGTTTCTCGTCTCCCTTTGCGGCCGCTTTATTTACCGACTCCATCGAATAATACGTCTGGCTAAGCATGGCCTGATTAACCTGCACCAGGCTATGCAGGCTGATAGTGGGATTAATCAGGCATTTAAGCGTGATGCCTTCCGCAGTTAACGTGGGTGAGGCCACCATCCCGGTCTGGCTGTTGAGCACGGTAATGCGGTTAACGTAATTCTCTTCCGGCACCATTTGCAGCTTGCCGTCAACAAACTGCCAGCTTGCCCGACACTGAGCGGCAACGTTATCCATCGCCTGAGCGGTGGTTTGATAAAACACCCGACCACGCGGAAAGCGGGTTGTCGGCATTTTTCCCGTCGCGCCAGCGGTCACGCCATAAGGGTTAAAACTACGCATCATTAACGTATGCAGCGTGGCGGGCTCGTAGCCAGCGGCTACGGTAGTGTTTAGCGAGGCCTCCATCACCGCTTTGTGGCCGTCAATGGCCTGAATTTTTAATACGCGATCGACGCCGTTAGCGGTGCCCGTTCCGCTTTTATCGAGCCAGGCATAGCGAATTTCGCCGCTAAAAATCTCGCCGTAGTGTTGTTCTTCGGCCTGAACGGGCGGATTCTCCTGCACCTTACCCACCATCCAGGCAGGCACCACCGGGATGGTTTCCTGGTCACTGCTGTTGGCTTCGGGCGTCACCCCGCTGTAGCCAGCGCTCACGCGCAGCTTTTTATATTCCCCGCGCATGATGGCGTTACTGGTTGCCTGGCTCAGGTTATAAACGGTAATTACCGCGCTGCTGCCGCTGCTTGCCACATCCGTGTCAATTTTAAACTCAACTTTTAAATCGCTAAGCTTGACGGACTCTTTGTTATCTTCCAGCAGGATTTCAAAATAGCGCATCCAGTTAATGCTCATAGCGCCTCCGTAACGAGGCAAAGATGGGCGGAATAACCGAGATCGTACTCGCCAGGCGCGTCATTTAACGTGGTGTCGGATAATACCCACAGGCCGAAACCCAGCTGCAAATAGACATATTGCGCTAATAAATCTGCACCCGTGATTAAGGGGATGCCGGTAATGATGGCCGCTCCGTTGCCGTCATTGAGATCGAGAAACCAGCTATTTTCCCGCCAGAGGATCCGCATCTGATAGTTGATGTTATTAATCGAGATATCAAACTGTTGATTATCGGGCGTCAGGGGTATTTCAGTAATTTTCATTAGCTGCCCCCTCTTATCAGCGAAACGTTCGTCGGACCTGGCTTAGTCACTTTCTTGCCGTTATGTTGCACGGCAGACGTCGCTGCGCCCTGGGTCATATTTTCTTTTTCTGCACTGTCCGTTGTGCGGGTTTTGGTTATTAAAACTTCGGTTAACACCAGCGAAGCAAAAAGCACATTTTCACTTTTTGTATCCGTGGTGACGGTTAGCTGGTTAATTAACATGTTGTTATATAATCGCTTACCCGTTACCACGCTCAACGGCTGCCTGTTGCTTTGTAGATCCCGCAATTTTTGATAGCTTTCCGCCGGGCTTAAATAAGCCTGAAGGCCAAAAGCGGTGGTATCCATAAAATCGACCAGTGAACCGCCGCCGGAAAAGCCAACCTCCATAATTAACGTCGCCGGCTCCATACAGGCGTGATCGGTAATATTCGCGCCGGACTCCACCGGATGCGAGGTCAGGGTCAGTTTATCCGTGTGGGTTTCTTTGATGACCACATCAGGAATAAGCAGGCCGATCTTGCGTTTTTTCTGCATAAAAAGCGTGGGGGAAAAGTCCATCATACGGGCACCCTTCTTAATTTCTGTACCAGAAGCGAATTAACGTCGAACTGACCGTCAGCCACTTTTCTGGCCGCCAGGTGCGGGTCACTAACGCCCTGCACATAGATATTGGTTTCCTGCTGCACGCCCACAGAATTATCCGTCGTTGCTGACCCTGTTTCATTTTGCCAGGGCGCACGACCGGTTCTGCCTGACGGCATCATGCCCATCATATTGTCGAGGGTGGAAAGGCCCATAACGTTGTTCAGAATGCGAACGTGCTGCTCGCTCAGTGGATTTGCCGCTGCCTGTGAGATCGTAAAAGGATGTGACGCGTTGAGCATGTCCTGAGTATCTTTGTCCGATATAATCCGCAGTTTGCGGAGCAGGCTCCAGACGGGACTGTTCGCCACTTTATTCGCGATATCCGTAAAAAAGCCGTTAAAATATTCCTTAACGCGATCTACCGCGCCGGTCATGGCCGGTGACCAGTTTCCGGACATAAAAGCGGCCAGCGTTTGCAGACCGTTTTTCCAGTCAAGCGTGCCGTCCTTCAGCTTAGTGAATTTGTCCAGCAGCCAGCTCAGCGCATCTTTAGCCGCATTAATGCCTGGTGCCCAGGCCCCCCAATCGATAAATGTCTTTCCGCCCTCCTGCCAGGTCTTGTAGCTGTCATAGAGAGCAAAAAGCCCGGCTGCCAGCGCTATCACAATGCCAATCGGCGACATTAAAAAAGCGCTGTTCAGTACCAGCCATGCGGCGGCTACTGCGCCCAGCGCGCCAATCAGCCCCTGCGTAGTGTCATCCAGAGAGCCCCACCAGCTGCTTAGATCGGCTATGGCCTGAATAAGGCGAATGGCTACATGCTCGCCTGTTTCGGCCAGCCACAGCAGTAAGGTGACCGCGCCATCCAGCACGCGCTGTACGTCCGGAGCATTATCCAGCAGCTGTTTGCTCAGGTTATCGAAAATATCGCCCAGCCCATTCGTCAGTCGCCCGCTGCTTTTGGTTTGCAGCAGCTCCACCACCTCGTCAAATTTACGCTGAGCCGTCATAAAATGGTCGGAACCGGAAACGGCAGTAGCCATGTTGACGCCGACGGAAGCGGAAAGCTGGTTATAGTCGCCGATAAACTTCCCAAGCCCGTTTTGCATGGCAACCAGCACATCGGGTGCCAGTCCCAGCTGCTTAGCCGTTTCCAGTGCCTGAGACTGCGGCAGTGCGCCAAGCGTGTTGCTGGCGTCACTGAAAATCTCGCTGCTCGCTTTCATCTGCCCACTGGCGTCGCGCGTGTTTACGCCTAATTTATTCAGGCGCGCCTCCGCGCCTGGCGTGGTCAGCATCGCTGAGGCTTTAGCGATAGCCTCATTACTTAAGCCGGTTTGTCCGGCACCATACTCAAGCGCTTTCAAATCACCGGCATCCATTCCGGCATTTTTCGCCCTGGTGCCGAGCTGCTCCAGGCGACTGGCAAACCGGTTGATGTATTCCACCAGCGCTTTGCCTGCCTGTTCGACCGTCTGTTTGATTTTCTGCAAATCGAGCGCTTTTGCCGTCTGGTCGTTGCTTTGAAAGTCAGGCTGCTGGATCAGCTGCCTGACTTTCTGCCAGCCGGTGGCCTCCGCCGCCAGCTGATTTTCCAGCACCATCAGAAAATTTTTTGTATTTTCAGCGTTCATTGGCCTGTTTCCATTGCTCAATGCGGTGTTGATTATCCGCTTTCAGATCCAGCCAGTCGTTCAGGCGGCCAATATCCGCCAGATCCACTGAGCCATCCTTGAGCGCGGTGTAGCTGATAAGCCCGGCCTCTACCGGGCGCATCAGAAAATCTTCCCCGTCAGGAAGCGTTTCCAGCATCAGGCCGCTGTCGGGTCGGCAGTCTTGTTGACGGGGAGTTCGGGCAAAAAATCACCCAGCGAATCCTCCACTACCCGCAATACCAGCCTGAGCATGGTGGGCAAATCCAGATCGTCGAACATCAACACGCCCTGAGAGAAGATCGGCACCCAGCCTTTTCCCTGCTGCCGGGAGACCACGGCAAGGCAAGGATGCAGAATCGCATTGGTATCTTCCTCGCTCATATTTGCCAGCGACTGGGCAATGGCCGGCAGGGCTTTTTCCAGCACCTGGAAATAGTCGCCCGCTGCTGCCGCAGATTTCACCGTATTGATGTCCGCCAGCAGGCCAGCCAGCAGCGGCAGAAGTTTTCGTGAAACCTTGAGCTGCTGAAACACGTCCAGTTTTGCAATGCGGAAAGGGATTTCGTTAAGCGTAAATTCCATCGATTAATACTCCCCGATAACCATATCGACTTTGATGCAGTCGAAAACCCAGGCGGTGGTGCCGCCCTCTTTGGCAAATTTACGATCGGGCAGCTTCTGGAAGGCGACGCCGCGCGCGGTAATAATTTCGCCGGAAGAACTATTGCGAATAACGATAATATTTTTCCCCCAGGTTGAAGAAAGCTGGCTCTGCGCGTTATAGACCAGGGAGAGCTTTTTGTTTACCGGCGAAGTTTGCAGTAAATTAATGGTGATTTGACCGGACTTGCCCGGCAGTAAAGAGTTCATCCCTTCGCCATCAATACCCAGCGTCATGCTGTTCTTACTTTCCTTCATGGTCACGACGATACCT